TGCGCTCACTTCGTACCTGATGATGGTATGGGTGGTAATGCAATGTATCTCGATGTGTTCTCTTGCAAGGAATATGATGACCAGATTGTTATCAAGCTTGTCAAGGAATTCTTTGGCGCTAAGTACGTTCGTCCTAACTACCTTACTCGTCAGGCTTAATTAAAGGATTTGTTATGAGTGGTTTTGAAGAGAATGAAATCTCTGTAAAAGCAAACGGTGGTACTGAGCTTTCTAAACGCAGTATTGCCGCTAAAATTCCTACAGAAATTTCTAATGAATTTCAAATTGTACCTTCTCGTCTTCGTGATCTAGAAGAAGATAAGATTCGTATATATTGGCTTCATGATCTAGCTGAAGATCCAGAAGTACAGCATCTTAAAGATGAAAACAATAGAAATAAATTCCATAAGATTGTTTTTGTGTCATATTGGCAGATGAACGAATTTATTACGAAACTTGGTATTCCATGGACAGAAAAACTTTGTGTTATTGAAAATCCAATTGAACCACTAGAAACTAGAGAAAAAGATAAAGACAAAATTAATTTAATTTATTTCTCTACACCACAACGTGGTCTTGAATTGCTTGTTCCTACATTTGAAGCTATTGCTCAAAAGTATGACAATGTTCATCTAAATGTACATTCTAGTTTTAAAATTTATGGTTGGGAAGAAGCTGACAAGCAATTTGAACCATTGTATGATAAAATTCGTAATCATCCACAAATGACATATCATGGATATACACCACAAGATCAAATGCGTGAGTCAATTCTAAATTCACATATTCTTGCTTATCCTTCTATATGGGCAGAGACATCATGTAGAGTATTGATTGAATCAATGTCAGGACGTTTGATGTGCGTTCATCCTAATTTTGGTGCATTGCCTGATACATCTGCTGCATTAACTACAATGTATCAAATGAATGAAAATCATAATACTCATGCTAATATTTTTTATCAGTATCTAGACCATGCTATACAAGTAGTTAATGCTCCAGATTCAATGAATTATTTTTCATTCGTTAAATCATATGCTGATACTAGATTTAACGTTAATAAAATTAGTAGCCAATGGGAAGCTTTGATGAGCGAGCTTATCAAGCAATATCCTACAACAGAATCACGTAAATTACCAAATAAAATGTTTATTTACAGAACATCATAAATAGATTGACTATCAATGCGGTCTAAGGTATAATGATTAAATGACAAAACATACAGACAACGTTATCATGTTTCCTAATCGTGGAACTCCGCCACAGACCGTTACTGTAGAAAAAACTACATATGATGTTACTATGGTTAAAATGAATCACATCAATGAAGCATTGGAAACAATTATTCCAATGCTATTCAACAATATTACAATAGCTGGATTTGATATTGTTCCTGACGAAGAAGATGATGACAGCAATCTCAAAGATAACGCATTGGTTGTAGAATCAATTCGTTCTATTCTATGCAAGTATTATGATATGAAGCATCCTTTGCAAGATGTTGCAGAGGAATTTTTCTTTCATAAAGAAGAAGGCGTTTTGGCTGTTACTAAACATCTAGACGTAGATTTGAGTTCTTTCGACAAAGAGTGAAATATAATGATTATCGTGGATCTATCTCAGGTTATGCTTTCTAATCTCATGATGCAGATTGGAAATCACACTAATGCTAAAATTGAAGAGAATATGGTTCGCCATATGGTACTTAATTCTCTTCGTTTATATAAATCAAAATTTAGTGATGAATATGGTGAGATTGTCATTGCATGTGACAATACCAATTATTGGCGTAAGCAAAAATTCCCCTATTATAAAGCTAATCGTAAGAAGGCTCAAGAGAAATCCGAAATGGATTGGAAGTCTATCTTCGAATGTATGAATAAGATTCGTGCTGAGCTTAAAGAATTTTTCCCATACCGAGTCGTTGATATTGAATCTGCTGAAGCAGACGACATCATTGCGACTCTTGTTAACGATGTAATCGCACCAGAAGGATTTCTAATTCTTTCAGGCGATAAAGATTTTATCCAACTTCAAAAGTATGACAATGTTAAGCAATATGATCCTATTCGTAAAAAGTGGATTACTCATGAAGACCCTGAACGTTATTTGGCAGAACATATACTCAAAGGCGATAGCGGTGATGGCGTGCCTAATGTTCTCTCTAATGATAATTGCTTTGTTGTTGGAGAAAGACAAAAGCCACTTACACAAAAGAAAATCGATGCGTTAATTGAACTTGGTATTGGAAGTAAATGGGATCATCCTCTGTTTACTAATTATATGCGTAATAAACAGTTAATTGACCTAAATATGATTCCAAATGATGTTAAAAAAAAAATTTTAGAATCATATAATAATCAATCAGATAAAAATAAAGATAAATTATTTAATTATTTTATTGTAAACAAACTTAAAAATTTAATGGAAAATATTCAGGAGTTTTAAAATGGGTATGGTTATTGGTGTTGCTGAATTTTTAGAAAAAGTTAGCAAACTTAAGAAGAAAGAAGATAAGGTTGAAGCGCTTAAAATGAACGATAGTTACGTACTACGCACTGTCCTTCAAGGTGCTTTTGACTCACGTATTGTATGGGCTATACCTCCAGGTGTTCCACCATATAAAGTTAGTCAGCTAGTTGATCAAGAAAATGTATTGATTAAGGATGCACGCAAACTAGTTTATTTTGTTGAGGGCGCAGGGCATGATTTGAAGCCACTCAAGCGTGAAACAATGTTTATTGAGTTTCTTGAATCTCTTGCACCAGCTGATGCTGAGATGATTTGTGCTATTAAAGAAAAAAAGTTACCTTGGAAAGGTATTACTGTAGATATTATTAACGAAGCTTTTCCTAATTTCATTCCAGTAGAGGAGACAACGGAATAACATGACTAATAGAAATAGATATTATCTCGAAGATAGAGATTATATTGACGGTGCTGGTGTTGATGCTAGAAAGCAAAAAAACAAGCACAAAGAAAAACGTGTAGAACGTGCGCTAAAAACAAAGGACATATCAGTTTTGCTTGAAGACGAAGAAAGCGATTATGCTTATGATAGTATCTATGATGAAATGGCTGATGAAGATAGTTGGCCAGATGACCGTGAGGAATACCGTTAATGCCAACCTATAATTTCATAAATAATGATACTGGTGAAGAGTTTAGTGAGTTCATGAGCATCTCAGCTCTTGATCAGTATATAAAAGATAACCCTAACGTAACTCAACTTGTTAGCGGGGCTCCACTTATTCATTCTGGTAGGGGTCTGGGCAAACCAGATCAAGGTTTTCGAGATCTACTAAAAGATATGAAGAAAAAGCATTCACAAGGCTTTACTAGGAGTACGATTAACACACATTAATAGAAAGCATTAAATGAGCGAACAGAGACTGACTAGAAAACAAAGAAGACAAAGACAGAATCTCAAGCCAGAGGAAAATCCAAATCCAAGATTAAATTTTAAGCTTAAGCATATAGAACCATTAACTGAAAATCAAAAATTGACATTTCAGCATTATGAAGCAGGAAAAAACCTACTACTTCATGGTATTGCAGGAACTGGTAAATCTTTTCTTTCCATTTACCTTTCTCTTACAAACATTCTAACAGAAAATTCTAGATATAAAAGATTAGTTATTGTTAGATCAGTTGTACCAACAAGAGATATGGGATTCTTGCCAGGCAACAATAAAGAAAAAGCTAAAGTGTATGAAGCGCCATACCAAGCTATCTTTACAGAGTTGTTCGATAGAGGTGATGCTTATGACTATCTTAAAAACAAAAATCTTGTTGAATTTATTAGTACTAGTTTCATACGTGGTATTACTATTAATGATAGCATTATCGTTGTAGATGAAATTGCTAATATGACCTTACACGAACTTGATTCTGTTATTACCCGTGTTGGTAAAAATTGTAAAATTATCTTCTGTGGTGATTTTAGACAGTCAGACTTTACAAGAGAACATGAAAAGAATGGATTAACAGACTTCATGCGTATTGTAGAACGCATGAAGTCTTTTGCTTTTGTAGATTTTACTGAACAGGATATTGTTCGCTCATCGATGGTAAAGGAATATATTATTATGAAAGATAGGTTGAAAATAGTTGCGTAAAATATTTGAACATTCTTTCTTTCCAAAATTTGAATTGGAAAGAGTAAACATTGATGGTGTCCGACATTATGCTACTCCTGATGGAAAAAAGTATAAGTCGGTCACCACTATTCTTGGCGAAAAAACAGATAAAACTGCTTTACTAGAATGGCGTAAACGAGTTGGTGAGGAAGAAGCTAATAAGATATCAACTCAAGCAGCTAATCGAGGAACTGCTATTCACAATATAGCAGAACATTATCTACTTAACCAAGAGTCATATCCAAAAGGTGTAATGCCAACTAATATAGATACATTTAAGAAACTTCGTCCACTTATTGACGAAAATATTAGTAAAATATATGGTATTGAATACTATCTTTATTCACATGAATTAAAAACAGCTGGTGCTACTGACTGTATCGCTGATTGGAATGGTATACCTAGTGTAATTGATTTTAAAACATCACGTAAACTTAAAAAAGAAGAATGGATTGAAAATTACTTTCTTCAGGCTACTTGTTATGCTATGATGGCTGAAGAACTATTACATGAATGGCAGTTTAAAGTTCCACAGATAGTTATTATGATCGCTGTTGATCATGAAGAACCTCAAGTATTTGTTAGAGACAAACAACATTACATTGAACGTGTTAAACAGATATTTTGTTAAAGGAAAAGGGACCTAAATGGTCCCTTTTTTTATTCTTCTTCTTCCTCTATAACTTCTGCAATAAAATTATAAAGTGATTTTCTTAGTTGTTTTCGAGCAGGAAAATATCGTTTATCTCTGATGTCCTCAGCTTGACGATAATTACAGAATTTTTCTTCCTGCCATATATCATCACGAGCGTCTATCATCTCTTCAAGAGCTTCAATGAATTTATCTATATTGTCCTTCTGAAGCTTGTATTTTTTCAATGTCGTTCTCCTCTAGATCATCTGCAATGAAGTATTTTACTTCATCGCTAATTTCTCGATATGCTTCCAAAAGTTGTCTTACTTTAATAATTCTATCAGTACAATTTCTGATAGTTTTTTGGCTTGCAGCATCGTTATGACCATCTTCGAGGTCCATCAGAGCAGCTTCTAGGTTCGTATCGATTGAGTAGTC